AATCTCCCACACAGTTCTGTACTTGAGCTTGATGTCATCCGGAATGTTCAAATTCTGAACTGACCCTCCATCCCGAATGATTTCATTTTTCAATTGAGAGTTCCATAGATCAAGGGTTTGGAGATCTCGCACCAAGTACTTGTTGACAACTACAAACTCACCTGCCAAGGTTCGGCGCAGATACAGATTGGTGGTGTATGGCTCAAAAGCCTCGTTGTTTCCTAGAATCTGAGCTGTTGTTGCTGTTGGCATTGGTGCCACAAGCAGTGAGTTTTTGAGTCCGTGTGTTTGAATGGATTCTTTGAGTCCCTTCCAGTCATACAGAGTAGGCGTTATGCCCCACAAGTCAAACTGAAGCAGTCCTTGAGATGCAGGTGATCCACTGAACGTCTCGTATGGACCAGACTCCTTTGCCAACGCACACGACTCTGTAAGTGCGCCGTAATAGATGGTCTCAAAGATGGAGCTGTTGAGATGACGAGCACGTGGATCATCAAACGCGAGTCCGAGAATCATAAACACATCGGCAAGTCCCTGTACACCAATCCCAATTGGACGGTGACGCAAGTTGCTCTTCTCTGCTTGTGGAATTGGGTAGTAGTTTTTGTCAATCACTCGATTGAGGTTTCGAGTCACAACTCGAGTCACTTCGAGCAGCTTGTTCAAGTTGAATCCATCGTCTTGGATGAATGCAGGCAGGCTCAGACTTGCCAAGTTGCACACGGCAACTTCATCTGCATCGGTGTATTCGGTGATTTCGGTGCACAAGTTTGAAGACTTGATGGCTCCGAGATTCTTTTGGTTTGACTTGAAGTTGACGGAATCTTTGTAGAGCATATATGGGGTTCCTGTTTCGACCTGTGACTTGATGATGGCGTCCCAAATCTTTCGAGCCGGCACAACCTCCTTGAACCTCCCCTGTGCAACGTAGGTTCTATAGAGCTCGTTAAACTCCTCTCCGTACGTGTCGGTGAGTTTTGGACACTCAAACGGACACATGAGGTGCCACTCCTTGTCTTGCTCAACCGCCTCCATAAAAATGTCAGGAAGCCAGAGCGCCGTGAACAAGTCGCGGCAGCGAGCCTCCTCGTCTCCCTGGTTCAAACGGAGCTCGAGAAAATCGAGAATATCGGCGTGCCACGGCTCGATGTAGACTGCAATGGCACCCTTTCGGCGTCCACCTTGGTTCACATAGCGAGCAGTGGCGTTGTAGACACGTAGCATCGGAATAATACCATCCGATGTTCCATTTGTGCCTCGGATTTGAGATCCCTTTGCACGCACCTTGCTCACAGCCAGACCGATTCCTCCAGACCACTTGGAGATTTCAGCACAGCGCTGGAGTGTATCGTAAATTCCAGAAATGGAATCCTCCTTCATGTCGAGGAGAAAGCACGAGCTCATTTGAGGGCGTTTTGAGCCAGCATTGAACAGAGTTGGTGTGGCGTGAATGAAGAACTTTTGAGACATCAAGTCGTACGTTTCTTTCACACGAGCACTGTCGTCTCCGTGGATCCCGACAGCGACTCTCATGAACATGTACTGAGGAGTCTCACCTGTGTTCAGATACATCTTTTGGAGCGTCTTGATGCCAAAGTATCCGATACCATAATCACGGTCGTGAACAATATACGAATCATACTCGAGTGACAAACACTTCATAAACTCGTCCGACACGATGCCTCGTGCATGGTTCACAATCATGGCATCCGAGAAACACTTGTATGAAATTTTGTGCATATTCGAGATGAGAATTCGGGCAGCGAGAGTTTCATAGTCAGGGTGCTCAGTCATCATATGTACAGCAACATCAGCAGCGATATCGTCAATGTCGCTTGTCTTGATACCGTCATAAATGTTTCCGATTGTTTTCTGAGCCACCTTGTCAGCTTGAACTTGAAGTCCATCGCACAGTTTGAGAATACGATGGGTCACCTTGTCGAACATCATCTCTTCAACATCTCCAGAACGCTTGACAACCCTCATTGTACATATAGGTGATACTTTTTTTATATGGTAATAACAATAATGGCAACTCAGTTTTGGCCAAACCCTCTCAGTGACGCCTTCTTTTCTCCCTTTAACCGGGAGGCTATTCACCAAGGCATCATTCGTGCCATCCAGAACAAGACTGGGTACACAATTGATCGTCAGAATGACGGCGACGTGCAAGCGTTGATGAAGCGTGTGTATGTGAATTTGATGGGAGATCCATATACCGACGTTCGCCAACAGGTGGCGACTATGAATGACAAGGTGATTGACGAGGCGACGGACACAATTAGCACTGGGATGCTCCAGCAGCTTCTGTACATGCGTGATATCGAGTCGAACCCTATTCCACTCCAGCCTCCTGTCAGTACGTCTACATATGGAAACAAGATCCCACAGAATTTTAAAATTGGATTTTAGAAACAGATGCGATCACTCGATGACATCCTCATTGGATTCATCATTTTTTTTGCACTCGAACGAGCTATCCGTCTCATAAGTAATGCAATTGTGGAGCCATGGGCCCTTAAAAGGTCAGGTGATCCTGAACGTGCCGAGACGTGGAAACTCGCAGCAGAGTTTGGACTTTTGATGATTTCACTTGTGTTTGTTTGGAAATATCAGAAGAAAATTGCAAATATAGCAAAGACGTCTTAAGGATTATCCGTTCAAAAAATACAAGTATGAATAGGTATCGTGATGAGACAGCCGAAATATGTAAAATGAAAGGGTGGGACAAGGCGCCTATCAGTGTTGTATGGATGTTGTTGAACGAAGAGATGGGGGAGCTTGCCTCATCTATTCGTCAATCACATAGGATTTATAAAAAGGCGGGTTTGAAAAAAGAAAAGGGTACAGATGTTTTGATGGAGATGGGAGATGTGTTTAGCTATTTGTTTCAGCTTGCACATATGTTGGACATTGATATGGACACTATGTGGGAACTTCACAGGCAAAAGGTGCATACCAAGTTTTACAGGGAAAATAATGTACGTGTGTATTAAATGGCGAGTATCGCACACGCCGATGACCGAGTGCATATCAACAAGTTCGACATGTACACATGGACAGGGACATATGGGGTGTTGAAGGATGGGTTTCCAAAGACAATGTATTTGGATGGAACATATAGAACTGGAATTGATGAGACACCAACTGTGTACCCTTCTATTATTGATTCGGATGCTGTTGAACACTTTAATCCAGAGCGTCTCAATATGTCAGGACCAATGTATCTCAAGACGGGCTATGTGAACCCAGCCCCCGATTCGATGTATCCCGCGCGTAAATTCGAATACGATGACGGAAGAGTGACGTGGTACAGACCAGGACTCTCAGACAGACCAATCACATCAGGTGATATGTTGAAACCAGTCGAGGACTTTTTGGGACAAGATTGGATACTGTTTGTACTTATTATAATTGTATTGTTTCTTATTCTCGGAAAGAGTCAATTGAAGTTCTTGAAGGGACGTTAAATCTTCTCCACCTTTGGCGCAACAACTTTGACCAATTTAGATTCTAATTCTGAAATTAAACTTTGTTTCTTAGCAGACAACTGTGGGCATATATGTGTCTCCAGTTGGATGCAATTGCTGCAAAACGTCTTGTGACACGCCTTGCATGAGATCAGACCGGGTTTCTTCTGGCAGTAAATACACTTCGTCATGTACTTGACAAACAGGAATTTCTGGCTCTAAGTCGAGCACTTCGCACGTGAACCCCTTTTTCCGCCCTTCGAGAACTCTGTCCCAAAATGCCTTCATTTTGTCAAAGTTTCTCTCGAACCATTTCTTGTCTCGTTTCACATTAGTCACGACAAACTCTTCTGGAGCATTTCCCTCTGCAGGTCGATACTGGATAAAATCACACTGGTCCAAGTCGAGAATTTCCATATTCAATTGGAGTTGCGGCATATAGTACTTTGGAACCTTGTCTTCAATTTTTCGAGTCAGAGGACACTTGATTTCTATGAGACGCCCGCATTCAGTGATCCCATCCGCTGATCCTCCGAGCCATGGGTATTTTGGATGCTGCACAAGTCCAATTTCGTGGCTCTTTTTGTTGTACCTCGCGTCATACAAATCACGTGCAATCGGCTCGAGTTCTGTTCCACGCTGCATCGCAAGATTCTCTCCAAACTTCCGTTTCCCAACCTTTTTGATATAGAGTCCGTCTTCAGATTCATACGGATTGCACCCGACGGCAGTTGCTGCATCACTGGCAGTCAACATGG